TTTTCGGGTACAACTGCATCGACTACATTTTCAGTCGTTAGTAACTCGGAAATCATTGTATCAATTTGATTTTGACCGGGCTTTGCAACGCTTCTATTTCGCTGCGTTCTTACTTCCGAGTTGCTTTGCCTGTTTGTTCCAGGGGTCGCAATTGCCGTATTTGTTACAGATTGCCAGCCAGATACAGGATCGACAATAGTTGTTATCGTGCCTATGCTCGCCTCTAATACTCCTGGGTTAACATTTGTAGCCGTACCACTTGCAACGCCGCCGACAATAGTTAAGTCACTGTCGATTGTCCATCTATAACCAGTATCAACAGACTCCATTCTATGGCCAGCAGTGATTAACAGTCCCTCTGCTCCGCCAATTGAGATAGGCACTGATGACGGAGTGCCCAAACTGCGAGTCTTGCCCGTAGTTAAATAAAGTAAAATGTCTAATTCAGAATCGACTGCTTTATTTGGATCTTTGGAGTTGTAAGCCTTTAGCCCGATTTCGTCAAGTGTAGCCCATATTTCCGAGTCACTGGCAAGCTTCAGGCCGTCCAGAACAGACGGGTCTAAATTCCACTCTGAGTCAATAGCAAGATACATTTGCTGCTCTTCCAAAAACCAGTCATTTGCATTTTTAACAATGTAGCCGTTTACTGTAATCTCAGCCATTAAATGACTCCTCTATTGTTAAGTTTCCGAATCTAGTTGAAACGGTGCAAGCAACTGAAAATGTGCGCTTTGTAAAATCAAAGTTTGAACTGTATTCGATTATACCATTAACGCCGTTAGTTTGAGAAATTCTGCGCCTAATCTCTGAATCAGCTGATCCGTTAACATTGCCTTTACCTAAAATATCTTGAAACCATCGCGTACCGTCTGTTATATCTCGAAAGTATTCGCCGTAAAAAAGCTTCAATCGAGTCACAATAGTTTGCCCGATCTCTTGCTGTCCAGATATAAAATGCAGGCCGCTCGTTACAATTCCGCCCGATGATGTTAATGCCCTAACTGTCATTGTGGATCTCCTGATAAATCAACAACCGGAGTCCCGCCGATGTTGTAAGTTCCCGGCGCGTGATGATGGTCGTCACCTATGTTTGTCCCGTTATGTGTTAGCGTGTCTGATTCAATATCAACATTTACGCCTTTCATTTTTAAGTCGCCATTCTTTTTCAGCCAAAAATAATTTGTGCCGTCAGTGATTCTTATGCCGTCATTTTCAAAATCAGTTAGTTTATTTTTCTGCGATCGAATACCTGGTATAAAGTAAGCGTCCTGCATATCATGAAAACGTAGAATTGGGTTTGTAACTACACCGCCTTGATCATTCCACGAGTCAATGCAGCGCTGAGAGAATATCAATATCCCTTCATCGCCTGTGTTTACTTCATGCTCCACTCGATAGGTAACACCGCCTGAGAAATTAACCATGACTTCAATAATAGGAGTAATTGCAGTTTGCTCGCCGTTTTTGTTTACGCGCTTAATGCCCACTTGAATTTCGGCTAGTTGCGTTGATGGGTCAAACTTTAAAACGTGACCGGGTATCGAAGTGTTGACCGTTTGCAGTACTTCGTTAAACGCAAGCCTTAGCGCCTCACTAGCTTTGTTAGCTCTGGCTCTCATGTATTAAACCCCGTTATTTTGCTGTTCCACTCATCGCCGTATGAGTCGCCCGAATGCTCGACCTTCAGTATACTATAAATGCCGAGTCCCTGCGATTCTGCAATGCCTTTGAAATAAACATCGCTAAAATTAAACGTTTTATATTCTGATGTAATTTGAAATCTGCCGCCTATTTTTATTTTAGGGCTTAGTTTTAAATCAACATCTGCGCCGACTTCGGTTATCTCGGGTGCGCCAACCATGCCGGTGAATTGGCTAACTTGATGTATTGAGCTGTCACGGTATGAATCTGTTTTGACGACTACCAGCCTATTGTTTTCTATTATCCAGTTAAATGAATGAGCTTCAGCTAGTTTTTTTAAATAATCCATAGGGCTACCATTCATGGCGTAACCCCTGCCATAATTTACATCTGAAAAATCTTCCTCTTTAATAACCAAAGGAAATCCCATTGCTTCAGCGAGTGCTTTTATAAGATCCGTGAGCGCAGTGTTTTTGCCGAATGTTTTTGCTATGCTAGCGTCTTGCCTGTCAACCGCTCCGCCCATGCAGATTAATCTAACTATTCTATCAGGCCCTCTTTTCTCCCTAAAAATATTAACCACTTCACCGCGAAAAATATAATCAAGCGAATCAACATAGCCTGCTTTCAAGTCAACTTTTTGGCCACGTTTAAATGCCTTGCCTTCAGTGTCTCGGCTAATGCCATAGATAGAAATGTCAGCATAAGAAACAAACGCGCCAAAATCATGAAGCACGTTAAACACTATTTTAAATTGCCGCCCACCCGTTTGCTCGATTAGCGTTTTTTCGTCAAGGTCTAGCTGGAATCGCCTGTCGTAGTATTCACTCATAATACGTCATCGCATTGTCAGCGCCTAGGTTGTCAATTGTTGGCTGTACGCCTGTGAAAAATATTCTCTCTGGTATGTTCGAGTATGGGCCCGTAATTTCACAATCTGGTTGTAACGACACGCCCGCCGCTTGCAATACGCCTTCAACATAAATATCCGCTTCCCATGATCCAATGTAACCGCGCCAGTTTATTCTAAATTCAAATAAGCGAGCGCCCAATTGAGAAAATACAATTTGATGTGAATTAGCAACGCCACCCTGTAACGGAATAGTGATCATAATAAACCCTCTATAACAGCTTGAGTTTCTGGCGATACTGGCACGCCCAATACCTCGCCCTTGTTTTGCTCGGCCGCTGCTTGCGTTTGTGATGGGTCGCCTTCGTTTAACTGACTAACTGCCGGTTGGTTATTTGTGATCGTAGTTGATAGTAACGGCAACTCTTGCATCTCTATGATTAATTCAAGGCCTCCTTCGTTTTCAACTGTGCGCGATCTGCGTAGCTTTGTAATTACCATGTTTTTTGACATATAATCAACAGAGTCAACATCAAACGGTACGCGCGCGTACATGAGCGTCACAAAGAACTCAAGCACACTCTTTGCCCTTGATTCTTCTGCGCCACCTACAAAGCCTGCTGATAGTCCTGCGATAGCAACTCCAACCGCTGAGCTGGCAAAGTTTGACACAAAGCCTATTGCTGATTCAATTAATCCATTAGATAGCGGGTTATTCGAAACAACAACATGCATAATTTGAGTTGCAGGCCTAATTATTCCGTGATCGGATGCATCAGCGCCTATCTCTATTGGGAATTGCGTGTAGTCAACAGTGAATTCTAGCGAGTCCTCAGTCACTGCATCAAAGCTGATCCACTCGTCATCTATACCGATGCGTGGCGGGGTCTTTGTAAATATGGAAGTTAGCGACATTTATTAACCCCTGTTAGATGTTGCGAAGTCTTGCACTAGTTGCTCGTTTTGCTCGTCAAGCTGTGTTTTTACAATCGCCTTAACTGGTGCGCCGTCAAGATTTACCTCTACTTTAATTGTTTGCGCTTGCGACCTTTCCGATCTTTCCGCTCTGATTGCTTTCCTATCATGCGGCGCAAATTCCCTATCGTGCAGTATAGGCTGAGTGTAATTTTCAGTAAAACCGCCGGCCACGTCTTCAGCATCAAGCGATCTCTGAGCCTCGTCATTGCCGAAAAAAGCAAGTGTTTTTGCTATCGTCCTGCCTATGTCAACGTTTGTATCATCATCCAACTGCTTGCTTATTTCTGAGCCTATAGCCCAACCAACAGCACCGGCAGCGGCTAACAATCCAAGCTTACCGAGCAATGCAGATGCAGCGGTTCCAGCTGTTGTCATGCCTGCTGATATTAGTCCAATTTTACCAGCCGCTGCAGTCAATCCGCCAAGCATTTTCGCGCCACCAAGTAGCGTCATTACCGTTGATATTGTCCCGATATTGTCAGCTAAAGCGCCCCCTCCAATCTCTAGCATGGAGTTTACTACTTCTCTATTTGCGTCTGCCCACCCATTCATACCAACCATGATTTCAGCAATAGCCGCTGTCAACGGTGTTGCTATTTTATCTGAAAATCCAGATAGGTTGGTGTTCATGTTTTGGTATTCGTCATTAAACTTAGCAGCGGTATCTGTCATTTTTTGAGTGACGGGAGCCATTTTTTTCTGCTGATTAACGACCTTTAATATTTCAGCTCGACCCTGTGAAAGCAATCTAACTTCAGACTCACCAAAGCCCATTGCCTCTATGAATTTTTCTTTTTGCTTTCCTTGAAGTGAATTTAGTTGATCAGCAGATACGAGAAATGCATCTAAAGCACTGCCGGCGTTAAGCACTTCATTTATTTGATTGCCTATGCCGAACTTAGACATTTCACCGAGCAACTGCGCGCGCTCAAATGGCGCAAGAGTTAGGGCTTTTGATAGGTTTCTAATGGTACCTAAAAACTCGCCCTGTGTACCGCCTGCAAGACCCAGCGCTTTATCGTATGCAGCAACATCATTTGCAGCGACATTCCAGCGCTCGCCAAACTTGCCAAGTTCATCTATTCTTTCAGCAAAGCCGAACGTTAGAGCGTCAACGCCAAATGCACCCGCGACAATAGCGCCAATCTGTAGCGCTTTTGAAGCCAACCCATCAAGCGAGTTTTCAGCGCCTTGAAATGATTTCTTATCAGTTTCGAGGCCAATGCCAATTAATAACTCTTCTATTACCTGTGCCATTAACCCGCCTGCTGTTTGTTTATGAGTTTAACGCGCTCATCTATTGCAATATTGCATATAAGAGCGAAATGTATGTCATGCGTACCGTCTTGAAAATCAGAGTATTTGCAAAGGGAGCCGCAGACATTCGCAACCCCCATTGCGGGACCCATGAAAAACCAATTTACAGGAGATTTTTTTCCTGCGCTTTTAGTTCCTCGATTAGCTCCGTAACCTGATTCCCGATAGAGATAAAAAAACTTTCAAGATTCACCATTAACCCATGACATATTAATAAAACATAACTATCAATATCACCTTGAAAGTCAGATACATTAGATGCTGATTCGCTATTAAGCTTAAAGCAAAACGGCAATACAATATCAGCAATGTGCGTGATAGTGCCTTTTTGCGCAGACATTAACAGGCCTTTAAGGATGTTAATGCTGACCTTTGGTTGTCGAGCGCTCACGCAATTAGCAAGCAATCGAGCGCCTATTGTCTCGTACAAATCAAGCTGATCAACTGCCGAAGCTTGACCATATTGATATGTGATATCGTTAACTACTATCGTTTTAATCATTATTATTCCTCTGTTGTCCACTGCATAGTGTCGCCGACTTTTAATGGCTCGCTATTACTTGTTAGTATCTTTCCGGTGTAGGAGTAACCGGCGCGATCATCGCACCAGTTATCAACCCTTGGCTCTGCGGTTAGAATTTCGGCAGATACCCCGTTTTCAAATTCAACAACGCTACCCACCTTTTCCATTAACTACCACCCGTTGTGCCAACATATTTATTGCACAATACTGAGTAGATATCGTCAGTGATTGATTGACCGCCACGGCCTATGCTTTGGCGGTTTTTCATCATACCTTCACGGCCCAAGCCAGCTTCAAGAGTGCCAAGCTGTGAGTGAGCAACCGTAATAGTTGCGCGTGAATTTTTCAGTCCCGACATAAAAGCCGAATCAGGAGATCCAGGCATTAAGTAAAAGTTAAACATTTGACCTGGCTCAATCAAATCAAGACGAGCCGCGTCACCACCCAAGCCTTTTTTCATATCGCCTAACTCGCTAGGGTAGTCGTGATCAAATGGTGGATCGTTTTCGCCCCAGTTTGTAAGCTGGCGACCATTTACTGCCACAACTAATTTGTCATTTGAAAAATCATGAAAAGCCATTTTATACTCCTTAAAAAATTGTTAGGTCAATAATTGCCTTGTGGATCGCGCCAGCACGGAAGATTCGAATCCTAAGCGGCGCAGAAAAACGCTCTGTACGCTCACTAGGCGACAAATCAAGAATGTCTTCAGCAACGGTTAAAATCTCATAGCCAAGTGTGAAATCTTCAAAGCCTGTGTCTGGATTTAAATAATTACGCTCGCCTAAGTAGCCGTTATCAATGTAATCCTCACAAGCGTTTTTAGCCTCGTTGATAATTGCTTGCTGCCCTGCCAGTGTTTGGCCTGCTTTCGTGGTCGTGCCTAGTGGTACATTTGAAGTGCGCACTTTAATTGCATTAACGAATGCGGCTGCATTAAACACGTCATCAATCCATTCGTTGTTTGCGGAATGAGTAATTGAATTAATGTATCGATTTTTTACAGTTTGACCTTGCAAGTCAACATCAGAGATAAAGCCAGTTTTAACTTGTACGTCAAGCAATGCATTTTGCGCAGTGGTTGTTAAGTTAACAGCGGGTGAATTAGTGATTGTTTTGTATTCGCCCGTAATAGTTGAATTATCAACATTATAATTGACAGTCGCAAACCAAGCTAAAATAGTGAAAGCGGCGTAACGATCATCAGGGTTATATGTTGAATGCACAAAACGATAACCAAGCTGTGTCAAATCGTATGAAATCGAAGTCATATCACCCGGTACAATTGTATTAACGTCAAATGCACAGTTTGGAAAATATGTCTCGTTTGAGTTGTTCCAGCCAGCAGCTAGAATTGTATCAGCAGGATCATCATACAAGTCAATTGTGTTTAATGTAATAAACCACCAAAAACTATCTCGCGCGCGTGCGTATGTGTCAACGTATGACAGGTCAGCATCAGGCTTAACGTAGATGCGCAGCTGACGCACGTTAGGTGTCGCCCCTAGCCATTTGTCAGCGGCTAAATATGCTTCATCAACCGATGTGAAACCATCAATTAAAATATCAGCGGTGTTTGTGTAGTCTCGATATTCATCTACAGCAAGACCTGCAGCAACGCCTTCAGTCTCGGTTATAAATAAAACGGCGAAACCGAAGTTTGCAAACCCAAGTGCGCCAGGGGCAAACTTGGTTGAAACTTGGATTATGTTATTCACACTAAATGTCATTTTTTAATCCCCTATGGATTTGGTAAAACTTCGATCCCTTCAATAATAACTTCGTCATCACTGTCGAAATCCCTAATTTCAAACGGTATCTGATAGATGGCGTTTGTTGTTACTGTTGAAATTTGTTCGTAAGCTAATCTTACCACAATTTGCGCCCTTGTTTCCCAATCTTCTGATTGAAGCGCTGTGAGGTCATTAATAGGATTAACACCAGCCCATCCGACCTTGTTAATAAATAACAATTCACTAATGTCTGGTCGCTTATTTGCTTGGAATAATTGAGCTGCATAATCGTTTGCATTGCCACGGTAGAAATTAATTGTTACATCTGCAACCACTTGAGCAGCTACGGCATGATCTAAATCATAAACGTCACCGATAGGACTCGACACAATGTCAGTATTTGATTTGCGTATGATTGCTTGTCCATGTTGACGCTTAGGGCCTTTTGTTTTAATTGCGCAGTATTCGCCATCAGGAGCGTCTTCATTTTGGTCTGCTAGAATAACAGTGGGGCAGTTAGTAGCAGTCAAAACTATTTGTTTCATGAGTATATAAAGCTCTAAATTATCCATCGATTAACACCACTGTAATTTTTGCGTAAGCTCGGCTTTCTCTAACGTCTGATTTTATCGCCTTGTATCTTTGTATGCCTGAATTATTCGCGTCAAACTCCCAAAAAGCATCAGATGATAAAGCATGAAAATCACCATCGTTTACATATATTTTACGATAGTCCTGTACGCGCTCACCGCCTATATTTAGATTGTTTAATTCACGATCATTAAGTGGTTGGATATTTACAGCATAAGGTAACGATGATTCAGTCCCGCTTTGCCATATTCCATCGCCATCATAATCACCGCCAGTTTGTGTGATTTGATTTGCAGGCATAGAGATAAAATCTGCATCGATGAAGCCGCTCATATCGAGAGTCATAAACCTTCCTTTATATTCTCTTCTGTTATAACGTGAGTGATTGAGCCTAATAATTGGCCTGTATCAACCAATGGATTGCTAGACCCTTTAGCGCGTATTGTAGACGCTTCATTGGCAGGATTTCGCAAACTTACAATCTTACTTTGCACCGCGTTTTGTGCAGTCAGCCCAATAAGCCTAAGTGTTTTATCTGGCCCATCTTCCGCTAGTCTTGATTTAGCAATTGCGTTAATTTCTGGAATTGCATCATCGACACCAGTACGCAAGAATGACCGCTCCGGTACGTGACCATTACCAAATTCATGTATCGCGCCTAACTGAGCCATTGAAATTCCTGACTCGTCATGTGTACCAGCATCGCCACGAATACCGATTAAAACTTTTTTGCCTTCACTGTATTTCTCAAGTGATTTCTTGATTTTATTTCTAACCCTGCCTGAGTTTTTTACGCTCGTTTTAAGCATAGTTTGATTCAGCCATCATTCCGCCCGAGCCATACGGCAAAATAATTGTCCAAAATTGCACCCCAAATGAGGTTGCTGCGTAATCACCATATCCGCCATCTTGAGCGCCTGCAACAAATCCGCTTTGTGATTCATCGCCCACCGATTTACTAGTTGCAACTACTACGGCACCAACAGATCCCGCGTTAGTACGTTGCCACATAACAAGCCTGTGAGCTGTAAATAAGCCTTGAAGTTCGTCTTGCATACAATCGTAATCACCAGTAAATTGACATTCAAACAGGTCTAAATAGCGCTGTACAACTGCATCATCTATCGTGTCAAACTGTGGGTAGAAAACTCGGAACTCTGCGATGGTCATGGCAAGCCTTAAAATTAATTCTATATAGTAGTTGCATTATAGCAATACGAGGATTATTGTATAGCTACACAAGAGTAACAAGTAAGGATTGAGCAATGAGTAAATCAGATTACAAAAAAGTAGTGGTGGTTAAGTGCGCTATAAAACCTACGGGCCAGCGACTTTATTTCTCAATAACAGGTGCGATACATGCAGGAGAATTTGACCATCCAGAAAAAGTAGCGCAAGGGCTAGGCATCAAGTACGAGGATGCAGTGTGCTGGGCTGTGGGCGATTGCTGGATATTTCATCGGGTAACACTTGGCAATGTCGAGCTACCATCTTATATGCATATCATTAAAGAAACTGAGAGTGATTACGAGGTGGCAAAATGACTGATACAAAATTTGACCCAAACAAGTTTAAATTATTTGTTAATGGCAGAGAAATAACCGAGTTTGCTGATTCATCTGATTACGCGCGAGAAACTGAAAATCAGAAAGGTAGCAACGGAAATCAAAGAATTATGGCACCGATTAATTTAGTCGGAATGATTGAGGAAGAAAAAGCAATCTTAGCGGCTGAAGCATTAGGCGAAACCAATGCCGAATTAAAGCAAAGAATTAAAAGCCGCATATTGAAAATGCAAAAGGAGAGTGGCAATGGCAGACATAAGTAGGATACATAGAGAGCTAGTGGAAAGTGGCTTTTTAGTTGACATAAAAAACAAGCCTGGATGGATAAGAGAGTTAACGATAGTGAAAGAGGCGCATCCATTTTTAAAGGTTGTTGTTAGTATTGAAACGATAGATAGGCCTAATTTTGATAACACCGATAAGATAATTAACGATATTAAGAAGGCATTTAAGGAGAGTGAGCGATGATTAACAGCATCAAAGGCATATACAACCTACACATTTTCGGGTGGTGCGTACAGCTAAAAACACCAAGTAACAAGCCTATTTTTAGCGAAAGAAACGGACTTAAGAAATCTATACTTAGCATTAAAGGGTTTAGATTGTTTGCGTTTAAACCGCATGGTCACGGAGTTAAAAAATAATGGAAATTTTCACAGCAAAAACATTTCACGAATCACCACGCGAAGTTTACAAAGCAGCAATGAAAGGCGCGGTTAAGGTTACTCACTCGCATTTGGGGGAGAGTTTTATTTTGAAGGTTGATGACATTAAGCATCATGTTTCAGATGGGGTTATTCATAAAACGGTTATAACAGGAGAAATAAAATGAAACTCAATTACCCGCAAAAATCACCAGCTAGATCTGTGCCCGTGCTTGCTAGATTGTACGGCATTCAATGCGATCCGATGCTGATGTATTGCGCGACAGTAAAGCCTAAAAATAAACTGCCTAGAGGCCTTGAAGTTAAATGCGAGAGGGTTAGGGTTACTTTAAGAAAGTTGATGTCAAATAAGAAAGGAGAAATAAAATGAATAGCGAATACATAGAAATAACAGTGCATAGCAATGCGATATCTTATTATAAAAAGTCAATGGATAAAAGAGAGGCGATCAGGCATGACGATAAAGATTGCGTAGTAACTAGAATAGCAAGGCTTGGATTTTTAAATTTTCATAGGGTAGAAATGTGCGTTATTAAGCTTGTTGGCTTTCCCAGTAAAGAAGAGCCGCCGATTGGAATAATGCCCAGTCATATTTTTAACGCGAATAGAGTAATAGAAATAGCCGAGGCAATAGGTCGATATTCATTGGCGGGAAAATCAATCCCTAATGAGTGGCTTGATGAGCTTAGAAATCTTAACGAGGAGAAATAAGCACCAACAAAAAAGGAGCAATTAAGCCCCTTTTTTATATTGGTGATTTTAATTTAAACTAAACTAAAATCGCCACTTGCAATCCATGCCATGGCTGTAGGATTTTTATTGATTGCCACAACTTGCTCGCGTGTTACATCAACAGACTTGCCCGGTAAAACTCGGATGCCGTTAATGCTACGTAAGCCTTTTGTGTTGTTAGTGAGTTTTGATGTTGCAGCTTCTTCTTGTTTAACTTCTGGTTTATTAGCAGCCATGATTAAAGACCCTCGATAATTGTAATTGATAGTGGGAAGTAAGCTACTACACCCGCAGTACGTAAACGCGCGTTGATGATAGTTACTAAGTTTCGGAATTGCGGTGCCATAACGTTATATGGTAACGGCGTTTCCATTGCTACTTTCATTGAATCATTGCGGTATGCAAGGATTACATTTGTAACACCTGCGCCTGCACCCTTCATGTAAACACTAGATTCAATAGTGATTTCAGGATGGTTAATCTTGAAGCGAGCCAATGCAGACTGGCCAGTTGAATCATCGAAAAACTGAGTATTTGCATATTCAATATCAGCAAGCGACATTACATACACGTTAGGGCTTTCGATTTCGTTTGTATCTTCAATTTGCTGAATTTTAGGGCGAACAAGATCCGCGTAAACTTCAAGCGCTGAAGCATTTGCCACACCAGCGACTTGCCATTGAGTGCCACCAAGAACTTTTGTCGCTGCTGTTTCTTTGGTTGCATTTGGCACTGTTAACATACCAAACAACCCCGCTTTAGCATCACCCTGCCATGCGATTTTTTCAAATTTACGCTCGGCAGCGTCACGATTACCAACCATTTTACGTGATGTTAATGCTACGCCTGCCATGTTTGCACGTTCGACATCGTTTACAGAGTAGTGACAAGCTCCACCGAATTCAGCGATACTAACAACTTCTTTTTCGCCTTTAACGTCAGTAAGTGGTAAGTCATCAGAGTAGTTTGTAATCAATTCAAACATACCAACCTGATCCGCTACAACATAAGCGAATTCCTCAGCACCTGCTGGGGATTCTGCTTGTTGAGGGATTAAGCGACGAGCTTTGTTTTCTGGATAAGGGCGTTCTAATACTTGCGTGCGAATGTGTTGTAATTGCAACGCAAAGATCATTGATTCGCCAGCGTCCATGTGAACACCACTTAACTGCATGTTCTGCGTAATCGCGTTAGGGACAAAATCCCAATCTTGCAATTCAACACTATCAAGATGCGGAAATGCAATTGTTTTTTTAAATTCGTTCATAATTTATGCTCCTTGTAATGCTGGGAATAGTTTAATGCGGATTAACTCACCCGCGCCGGTTGTTGCTGTTTCCGCTCGACCTACTGGTTTAGTTGTAGTGTCTGCGCCTGCTGTTGATTTAACATCACCAGGAGTGGTAGAAATCATTGCGTAAACAAGTGCGTTTTCATCAATGGCTTCTTGAGCTTCTAACCAGATTGGATCTTCTTGCGTAACAGGTAAAGCGCGATCTGCTTTCCATGCAATGTTACCGCTTAGATCTTGAATCATTGTGGTAGTCCAGATAGACGCACCAATGATGTAATCACTTTGAGCGCTTGGTAAAACTGCTTTACCTGCGCCGTCAGTGGTTAATAGAAAGCCGGGTAAAATATCTACTGCAGCCACTTTTGTGATTGTGTTATAACCACGGCGAGAATCAGCAACAAGGCCTTTAATCGCTGGATCGGACTCGATCGCGTAAGTTGTATTTAAATGCATTATTTTTCCCCTTGAGTGTAAAATGCTGAATCAGCTTTTTGCTGAACCGTTAATGTAGATGCTGAATCGTTACGCTCACCATTACCACGTTGTTTTTGTACGTTTTTACCGCCTGCAAATTCAATAGTCGCATCAAGACGAGCCATTACATAGCTATCTTCTTCGCTATCCATTTTAGCGTTAGGCATTGCATTGACTGCTAATTCACGCGCGGAGTGGATTCCGCCATCGTCTTTGCGTAGTTTTAAAGAAGAATCTAACTTTAACACTTTTTCGTAAGTGTCTAAAATAAGAGCTAGGTCATCACTGTCCATTTTGCCCTTATCTTCTTTTTCGCCTTTCTTCATTTTTTCAAATAAAGCGTCATAAGTAGCTTGAAGTTTTTCAGTGTCGCCACCGTCTTTTTTGGCTTTTTCGAGATTAGCTTTCATTTCTGCTAGCTTGCTTTTGCCTGCTTCTTTATCTTCGTCAAACTTAGCCTGCATTGAATCGATGCCACCTTGTAGAAGTTGGTTTTCGGCCTCGCTGCAGTCGAGCTTTACTTTTGTCCCATTCGGGAATTTGATTTCGTACATGGTTGTTACCTTTTGGTTAATGTCAAAAGAATCACGGCGCTCGTCTGCACGAATTCCGCTAGAAGCACTACGCCCGACCGAGCATAACGCTAAATGGTTATTAAATCTTTTTACTTGGTTTTTCGCATTATCCATATTAACAAGATAACCCGCTGACAATCCGCGCATACCACCACGCACTGCATCTAATGCTTTTTTGCTTGTTACTTTAAACTTAGCCCATAGTTGATCATCTTTACGCCATGCTTTTATTACAGAGCCGACTTGATGTTTTTGGGCTGTTTCAGGGATTAATAGATCGCGCGGGTGAGTTAGGGTCAAGGGTAAGCCTTCCCACTCATCCATGTTTTGGAATAGGGCGGATTCTTTTATAGTTTCAGTACCATCATTATAATGAAGCTTTTCTCCTGCCGTAGCAATAACGCCCTCAGCAGTGATAAACCCGTTAGAGTCCTCAACTATCTTAAATTGCTTACCCGCGTCAAATCTCATTTAAACCCCTTTACATTTAAAGCCTATTGTAGCACGTTATTTTATACGTTCAAATACGGCTAATATTTAATAACTGACTGCGCAAAACATCTGCAATTTATTGGTTGACCGGGCAACTCGCCATTTAACCCTTTTGACCATTTAAATTCTTTACCTTCATTCTTAAAGTGGCTCGGTATTGCCTTTGGATATGCCCCGCTAGGATTGCCCCTAACGCGCTCATCTTTCATTGTGCGCCAAATAGCTGTATCAATCCCAAGCTCTTTGTTTCGCTCCTCGTTAATCTGAGCGTTTAAATTTCCTATTTCATTACGCGAGATCAATTTAGCTCTGCGCCATGTGATACCCGTTTCTTTTTGAATATCCTTTGCAATGTCTTTATATAATCGACCACTACGAAAGCCGCTAGCAACCGATTTATTAATTTTATTTAGATACTCTTGCTGCATATCTTTAATCAGCAGCGTATTACCTGAGATCCAGTCCTGTGTTAATGTCACGTCACCGGCGGGCAACCTGATCGCGATACCAGTTGATCGCTCAACCGAAGTCATTATATTTTTTTCGTTTGCTAAATACGTTTTATTTGCAACACTATTAGCAAGTAAATCACCTGGAAACATTGAATTTTCGATGCCGTTGATTACAAGCAAGATATCATTAAGTGAGTCATTGCGAATGCCATCACGCGCTTTTGTTTGCTCTTTTAATACAGGCAGCAACTTTTCTTTCACTTCAGTCGCAAGCATAGCAACAATCTTACGCAAATCAGCCGTGTATTGCCTGTCAACTGCGTGCGGGTAAGTGTTGCCTATCTTGAGAGCTTTCTCTTTACCGCTAGTGTTTAGCGGCTCAAGAATATCAGATAGCTCACTCATTATTTAGGCCAAGTAAATCAGGCGCATCGTCAGTGTCTTTTATATCCCAAACTGATAGCGTGTTTAATTGCTCTATTGCATTCTCTGGAGTAAACAGCGAGTTAATCAATGGCACAATAGCAGCTGATGATTGTTGCATAACAAGCGATTTATCTTTGTCAGACATTTCCCACAAGCTTTCAAACGTCCATGCAGCGCCTTCGTAGCCGTCAGCTTTTAACATTGCCTCAATACATGGTGCAATTTGGTCTTGTCGAATATCCTCGATATTATCGTAATAAGTCGATTGCTCTCCGCTTGTGTCGCCATTCATACCAGCAGGAGACTCACCAAATAGAATTAAGCTAGTCATATCAGTTGCAGCAACTATCTGAGTCTTGAATTGCTCCATGATTTCAGATAAGCCTGCAACAGTGCGATTAACAAAGTTGAAATCTTCAGCTGCGTCGATTGCAGCGACACGATAATTTGATTTTGTTTGATTGAATTTGTTAACCCTGCGTTGAAGCGCAGCAGCTGGCCCACCTTGAACGTTAGTAGATGTAAGGTTGGGAATTTTCAATATACCTATATTCAGCTCAGATAAAATATAACGTGCATCATCATAAGTTGAGGCCATGTGCTTAATCGCAGTATAAACAGACGTTACAATTGATCCGCCCCAGTATAATGTTTCTATCCATTCACGGCGAGTTAACTCAGCGCCCATAAACTTACACACGCGCGTGTAATGGAAGCGCTTGCCTTCGTATGTTTGATAGATTAGTGGTTTCATGTAGTTGGGTGATTCAAAGTCGGTATCATACGAAACAGGATTAAGATCCCATTTATCGTATACCTCAATATCAACTAAATTACCCTTTGAGCCTGTTGTTAAAGGCAATTCAGCATCAGCATCTTTTGTAATCATAACGATACCAGCACCACCAAACAAACGTGACCAAGCAATGGCTGTCTTGATTTTTTGGCGTAGTTGGATTTCTTTGAATTTACCGTTGATTACTTTATGTTGCGAAGGCTCTGTGAATTGCACAAATTTACGTGTCGCATCTTTAGCAGGGCGCATACAAATTTTACGCGTTAACCAATCGGTTTTATACAGATTAGTAAGCACTTGATAGTTGAGGATTGAATTTATATTTGAATAGGTGGTATTAACTGAGGAGTCAATACCCGGCACACCTTGACCAGTAGCGCCGTTTTGCCATGCATCAACACGGTAGCCTGAGTTTTCAGGAACTAATATGCCTGCTTCATTTTGTTTGTAGTTATCCATAAAAACCCCGTAATTGCAATAGGCTCAATTATAACAGGATTGCACCTATCCGCAAACGTAACGGTTTTTATCCCCGTCAACCTCCTGCTTTCTCACTTGGCGAAATATTCTTATTCGGCACATTGGATTGCGCATTGTTTGCGATCTCTGTACGTCAGTTAGCGCCAAGAATAACGACACGAATAGTAATGCTAGACAAATAATGCTCATTTTCATTTTTTTATTTCCCTATTAGTTTATCGATCCTTTCAACCTCTTCGTCAGTAGCACCCTCTTTCATTGCATTTGCAATAATATCAGCCTTAACCTCTGCCATCAGGATCTTTATATTCAACCGGTACATTTTTGATTTTGTGTGTGCATTCCATATTGTACACCCCAGAAATACTACCGTTGTCGCCATTGTGCTGATTAGGGTTATCTGTGTTGCGTTCTCTAGTAGGTACGTTGAGAACCACCCTGTTGCCATCGCTCCGCCTGATACTTTCTGAATCCCGTCCGCCATTCCTGCCATTTTCATTTTCCTTATCGCTCTTTTCGATGCGATACATAACATAATTGCAAATTAGGCCAATAATGGCTGCAATGATTGTTACATCAGTATAGTGCGCAACAAGCCATGCCATCATCAATTCGACCTCATTAATTAGTAAAACCCAATGATAGCACGTTTTATAATCATATTAAGAGGCTGCAACTAGCTCAGCAAACTCTAACAACTCATTAAGTCGCTTTGTATCTCGCCCGACCGTGTTAGTAGCAAAGCCGTGTATTTGATTCTCAGCGCCGTAAGCACTTAGCCCGCCAAATATATGCAGCTCAATTGCTTTGCGTTGTAATGGGCTTTTAATTAGCTTATTGGCTAATAGATTGAATTGTTTTGAGCTCATTGTTGGCTTTTCCTTGTCGCATTCAAAGCATAAATTATGATCGTCGTATATGTGCTTAATTGTCACGCCCCTTTTTTACTTACTATCTAAATGAATTATCGCCAGAGATGAAATCCCTTGCAAACTTCCATTTTTCATGGCATGACGGATTCCCATAGTCCATGCATATATCGGCGCGGGTTCCGTCTGAGTTTGTGTCGCCAATGCGGCTTGCGTTTGTTATGTCGTCACCGCAAACATCACAATAAACGCGCGTAACAGCCTCTATCTTTGTTTCCTTCATCACTGCCCCCTTATAATTAAAGCAAGGCGAGTTTCCCCGCCGTTGTTGCTATCTAGCAGTTACCTTGTAGCCTCTTGTGCGGTCGCCGTATGTTGCGTTGATGTCGTTGTAAACCTCTACAAGATACACTTCTTTTAGCTCTTTTATTGCCGCTAGCGCTTTGGCTCTTGTGCATGATAAGAATGATTGTATTTGAGCTGTTGAAGTTTCAGCTCCGTTTTCATTGATAAAGTATAAAGCTTTAGCTGCTGGCTTAGTTAGTTTTAGCACTTTTTCTAGTTTGCTGTTCATAATGTTTCGCCTTGTTTGTGTGTGTTTCGTCTTGTTGAGCTAATAATAGCAAATCCACGCTATTACACAAGCGCTATTTTGCTATCAATTAAAATGAATTCCAAAGCGTGACCATTATCACATTACTTTATCAACACGCAAACAAAAGCCGCTTAGCGAAATCCTAATAAGCGGCTCTTTAATATCAGTTATCCCGAGCTGATATTATTAACTTTACCTTTCTTCGGTTATAAAATAACTATCCGCCTCAAGAGTTACATTGTCATTTCCTGAGTTATTCGCCACCTCGAAAAAAATGTAATCGTCTTTATCTAGGGTGACGTTTTCGTTAATCGTAATAAATGCCACGTCCCTATTACCCTGGAGCGCGTTTATTTGCCGCGTCTGTGGCGTAGAGTTGACAAACACACTTGCTGAATCATCCCATTTTACAATTCTAACAGCTATAAAATTACCCTGCGTCCCTTCAATAGAAAACTGGGTCGTCACTTTATAGCCCCTAGGTTGCACGCCTAAGTGCCTTAGTTGCATGTCCGCGGGGTTATCAAAGTGTTGCAGGTCTGAGACTGTATGAGCTGCTGATGCTATCGTGTAAAATGTGCTACCAGCAACTATTGCAGTTTGCGCCGCTGATGTAACAGTGATTCTCCCGCCCTCGAATGTGTTCGGGACTCCTAGGTTCCCGTCCCAAGCGCAAGATAAATTTGCCTCGTCAATATTCGGAGTTATGTTTATGTCTGTTGCATTTGCTACGCCGTTCCTTGTTACGATAGCGCCTGAAACCTGCAATGTTGACGAGTTAGGAAAGTTTGTAGAGCTAAAATCTAAAAAGCTAGCATTAGCTGGTAGGTCTAGATTTTGATTAGATCTAAATCTAGACTGCATCACAAAACCAGTGCCAGCTTTAAACAGGGTGTATGCTCCGTCTGTCAGCCCCCTTATAATTGACGTATCAATAAAATAACCACCTGACCAAGCGCCAGACAGTGTCAATTCTGGTTTACCGCCTGTCCTGCTTGTTACCCTTTCTAATCCTTGCCTATACCCGTTAACTTCTCCCATTGATGAAGGGTTAACGATCCTTACATCCTTCATTGTAAAAGCGTGCGTCCCATCTGAATCTATTATGTCAAAAACTTTTGAGTTCGCGCCTGTTTCTTCAACGCCCATGCTTTCTAGTATTAGGCTTCCAGACCCGCCAACAGGAGATGTAAACATAGTGTGATTTGATGTGGATGAAAACAGTATGGAAATATCTGAATTGTAACCAGTAATGAACAAGCCACCCGCGGGCACTTCGACAGACTGCGATCCCATATCTGGCGAGGTATCTATAAAATACTCTTTTGTGCTGTCGAGTATTCCTGCTAAGTCGCTTGCTTGAGTTACAACTACTCTATTAGCTAAACTAGTGCCACCACCGCCCCCGCTAGACGAAACCGTTATATTTTTATCTGTAGTTGGCATGATTAAGTCCCCGCTGGTGTAACTGTTAACGTGACACTGCCAGTTAAAGCATAAGCCCAAAGGAATTCAGCCGGAGCAATGGAGTAATACGAGAAATCACCACGAAGTTTTGTGGTGCGTGATACTGGCGTTGTATCGTCCTGTCCGACTGGTTGTGCTGTGGCTTCAAGATAAATAACTTGTGATCTGCCTTGCCAGTGCTTAACTTCGCCGGCCTTATCGGTAGTCGTGATTTGTGTCCATACGCCCTGTGAGAGCGGGTGCAATGTAGATGACATAATGTGTACCTCTTTAAATTCGATTGATGTTTACATTATAACTTAACTGTGCGCTATTACCATGATGATAGATTGTAATTGCCTTCAGTTGGAGCGTATACCATCATTACGCCGTCTGCGTCATTTGGTGATAACGATTCATCAGGCGCTTTATTTACTAGCACCTTGCCTCGGTTATCCTTCTTGTATGTTGGCTGGGAAAGCTCAGAGCACAAGTTTGTGAAGTTGGTACAGGTAGATGATATTGATATAATTTTATCTATATCGTACTGTTTGCCTTTGGTGACAGCTTCGTGAGTCTCCTTAAACAGCTCTCTAAGGTGCCACCAGCATTGTGCTTTATAGTTGGCAAAGAATGATTCGTTTGTTCTGCCAGGAGATCCATTCTCAGGCTCAATAATATAATCTGTTTTGTTTATTACCGCGCCAGACCCGTTGAATGGTACGGCATTTATCTTATGTAATGATTCAGACTCTCTAACCTCATTAATAACCCTAGCATCACCACGACAAGCCGCGCCAAGTCCATCAGAATCAAAATCAAATTCTAAGTATCCCCTTTCTTCACAGTTATCTATAGCCAGCTGAGTAGTGGCGAATATATCATCAACATCTTTTCCGTGCCAACTAACTACGTCAGTAAGTAAGTTGCCATCTCTGAATGATTGAGAGTTTTTATCTTTGCCGCGATCTGCAACATCAAGCGCTGATTTTTTGATTCCAGTTATATCAATACCTAGTTTTAAATGAGCATCAACAGCAGATTGAACCCATGCAGACGGAATTAACACGCCTTCAATTGACGCGCTGAAGTTAATGTCAATCTCTTGGGCAACTGTTACGGCATCCAATTCGTCTACCTGTTTGTCATACCAAGCTTGATCTTTTCGAGGGTCATCGCGCCAATGAAACTCAAACGTTCGACACTTTCCACCCTTCGCCTTTTCAGCAAATGGGTTTGCCATGCCGTTAGGGGTTGATATATCTTGCCTACAGTTTGTAGTTTGCGATAGTGATGCCTCGACTAGTTGTGGCCTTTCTAAAAAAGCAGCCTCATCGACAAAGTATATTGATGCCCTGTCCCCACGGCCAATCCCATCACCAGACTCACCAACGAGCGCAGATCCCATACCAGGAAACATGATTCGCATGTGTGGCGCTGTTTTCTTCTCATCAAATCCAGATCTGAATTCAGGCGGAACTAGTCGGCTAAACATTCTTGCTTTATGGAATAGTGATTTAGGAGCGCCGATTTTATCCACGTACTCCTCTTTTCTTGAGCCGAACCCGATCACCATATCTTTGTTAAACATACAAAGCGTTGCAGCGAGGCCAACCGAAAGCCAGCTTAACCCCATATCACGGCTTTTAACTGTTGCGCCGGGCTTTTGATTCTTCCAGTTATGCATCACCCAATCAACCCACTCTTCCTGTCTTGGAAATAATAGAAATGGGACAATAGCAGGTAGTCCGCGTTCAACATTTCGGGGATCAAACGTGCAACCCCAATCAATCATAAATTGAGCGGGGTTGTTTCTGTAGAACGCTTTAAGAAGTGGTAGCTGTTGAGGGTTGGCCCTAATCCGCTTTAACCTCTCGGCTCTGTGCACGAAAACAGCTGTGTAATCGGGATCTTTGAAGTCGAATTCAAATGGTATAGGCATTTATTTGCCTTCCATCATTTCGGTGTACGCGCGCGCCGCCTCTTCTGGCGATGCTGTTATATCGATATTTCTAATAACTGAATTTACATCATGCTCAATTTTCTGTGCTGATTCCCACCCCTGCATAGTTGAAAGTTGCTTAATCGCTCCCTGCTGATCATGCAATTCAATCTTAGGCCCCTGCTTTGTCATGGTCACCGATTTAATGCATGACATAACATTAGGATCAATCTCGTCACTATCTTTCATTTTCCAGACAGTGCCCATAATATCCTGACCCTCTTCGTCCTCGCCTAAGCAAACGTAAGAGAATGTAGCGATATCCGATACCTTTACGCGGGCGTTATTAGAAAGTATCTTGAGGGCTTCGTCACGGCTCATAACAGCATCATTTACGGCAATGCCTTTTATGGAATCCAAAAAAGCAACAACGTCATGATTAGTCAGGATTTCACTAGCTAGCTTCCTCCTGTCTGATTCATTCTTACAAGTGCCTCCTGCCTCTTTGTGATTCTCTGCCGGTTTCATGCCTGCGATATCATTCAGAGCCATTGCACGTTGTAATTTAGTAAGCTTATCAAATAACGCCTCTTGCTCCTCATTCATCTCAAACATAATTATTTCCCCACATAAAGACCAGCAACACAAACAGTAAATATCACAGAAGCAACGCCACTTTGCATCCCAATATATATTTGATCCATGATAGTCCTAGTATTAACCCCCATCAAAGAAAAAATAAATACCACACTAGACAATAAAATTAACCACAACATAACTTTCATAATAATCTCCAAAGGTTTTTTACATTATACACTATTTGCTTTCTACAAATAAAAAATAATCATACTTCTCAATTAACTCGCCAACCGTCCACCAGCGACGACTAACACCTACATCAACAACAAAATATCCATCAGTGTGACGCGAGATACTATCATGCCTCAACACTGCATTTTGCCCACAATCATTAACCCCAATCTTAACGCCCACAAACTCCGAGCATTCGGGTATTGCGCTTTGTTTTATTAGATTCATAACTTCACCTTTTCGTAAACCGGACGGAATTTAGCTTTTTTTGTAATGTGATTGCTTGCCCTTGTTCGTATAAATCTGTCGTTATTGCAAATGGTTGTGCATTCGTCTTTGCTGTACACCCTGCTGTCTCGGCAACTATTGCCCGCGTAATATGTACTAAGATAACCCACAACAACAGGCTTTATTTGCTCAATCATAATCCACCCCAATTAACAAAAAAATAACTATAAACCCCAACACTCGAAACAGGCAGAATTAACCCAACAAAAATAATTAATAAAAATTTCTTTGTTTCGCTCGCGCTTGACTGTGCATTGTTTAATTTATTCATGTCCAACTAAACGCCTCTTTTACCATTTCTTTTATTTGACTGTCGAAATAAGTCCCTATATAAGCCTCAAATCCACCGTACAAGGGGATTTCAAACAGGACATACATACCTTTACAATTCACACATCTAGCTCCACCATCTTGAAACATGTTAAAGCAATGGCACTGCCCATCTTTCAGTGCTTTTATTTTAACTATCGCTTGATTTTCATCCTCCATAGATTACCCCTCATAACCCCATCAAATAATTAGAAACCGGCGCAGGTATCACGCAAATCATCGTGACGCATAATGCAACCACAGCTATTATCATCACCACTGCAAATATTTTGCTATACATAATCAACCGCCTTATGTCTGAGTGACTTTGTATTGACACGCATCAGCAGCGCAATACCCGTTATTTACATTTAACAGGCATTCATGATCAGCCCCTAAGCAACAAAAGCTGTCAGTGTCGTTTGCTCTTTTTTCCAACTCAATAAACTCAACGCAGTTAATTAAATCTCCTGCATCGCACTTGTAACCGCTCTTTTTTAGTGATTGGACTATCTCGGGTAAAGTTTTCATATTTATAATTCCTCGTTATGATGCGGCTTAACTATCACCGGCTCTTTTTCTGAGTCGTTAAGTTGCGCGTAATTATTTTCAAACTCCATTGCAGCGCTGTCTCGTTGTGAATCACTTGGCTTGTTTTCAAAGCGCTTCTGATATGGAATCTTTCCCACTTGCGCCCTTACAAACCACGTACCGCATATTTTATTAGGGCTATCGACTGCTATATTAGTTGCTTTCATACTGCCACCTTGTCCGCATTTCCGATGATGAATAAGCACGACAAAATCAGCTCGCTATATTCATTGTTTATGTGCACTTCTGTTTCTTCGGTAACAATAGCAAGCGGAGCATTAACACCATTACACAAAACATCACCAACCCTCACCCCGTCCACAGCGCTCACAGCCTCGGGATATCTTTTCATAATTGCTTTTACTGTTTCATTGCTCATTTTTGTTGCTCCTAATTAAGTAAAGTAAATCCGCCCTTTGGATTAAATATAACAACGTGCGGAGTGTTATTTTTAACAATGCGAGCAATTGTCATGCGACTTCTGCCTAAAATAAACGCCACACCGATCGCGCTATCATTGTTAATTTTTAGCAATGCCTGGACTGTGGTTACATTGATTGATTTAGTCTCTGGATGTTGCATGGTCTATCTCCTTTTGAATCAAGCCTTTTAAAATTACAGAGAAAGCATTGCCTGTTTTCTTCTTCTCCGCTTCAAGCCAATCACGCTGATCTTTAGTTGGCATAAATGTTGGCACTCGTTGAATCATTCTGTTGCTCCAATTGGTTAATGTCTAATTAGTATGAGCTAAGTCTTGTATAAAGTAAAGCTAATATTTATACATTATTTATATTGACATTCATTTAAACTAAGCGCATATTAATGGCTCAACAGAAACTTAACAGGGGAATAAAATGGGCGACGATTACAGATGCTATCAACGTTACGAAAAACCAGTGAGCAATTGGGATGCAGCGAAATTACCAAAGCTTGCTAAGCGCTCAACATTTACACCGCCAATGAATAATAAAACCAAACGCTATTAACAGGGAAATAAAAATGACAACTCAACAACAGCAAGATATTTTGGATAATGCGCCGGAAGGTGCGACGCATTACAAGAGCGGTAACTACTACATGCCAAGCATTGACGGATATACATACCTTTTCTTTAGTCACGGAGTCGGTCACTGGGAAAAATCCAGGAATAAAAAGGAAAGGCTAGCTAATGCAACGCCACTAGCCGGCCTGCGTAAAAAGCAACAGCCTACTGTTTTTGATGCGGTTGACGCTCTTGAAGGCGGTTTACTTTGTGATTCAAACGGACTAAAGCAAATAGCGCCTTGCTGGTCTATTACCGGAAATGGTATTGAGTATAGAGATAAGTTAATATGCACTCACGAAGAATTCAACCAATGCGTTGATGATTTGGCTAAGTACAGAAATAAACAGCCCACAATTAACTCTCTGCACGCTTATAGACAATACGAATACGCGCAACACAAGCTAGATAACCCACAGCCTAAGCCGCGTACAAAGGTTGAGTATAAAGAAGTTAACGAATCTAACTGCTGTGTATGGGATTTAAAAGGAATGCTTGAGCGTGAATTGCTTTACACCTTGCATGGAGATGTCAAGTATCTTCTTTGCTCAAATAATGCGCCCATGCATATGTTAATTTGCTTTGATGAAGGTCGAGTTTACCGCAAAGTTGAAACTGAAATTGACGAAAAACAAGATCAGATTGATGAAATATCAAAACTACTAACAATGAATGGTTTTGCACACGATCCCATCTGGATTAAATGCATTCAATCACACGGTCATTTAGCTAAAATTAAGCAAGGAGAATAAAATGAAACTAGCAGATAAATTAAGACCAGCACAATTAGATGAGCATAACGATCCAATGTATGCAGGATTAGAAACTGCACCAAAAAGCCGCATTGAAAAATTCATGCTTGATTTTGCAGAAGGTGATGATGGATTATCAATTGAAATCAAAGCAAGAGGGTACAAGGCAATTTTGCGTGATGCAGCAACTATTACTGCAATCGGTGTTGCGGTCATACTTTGCGCTGTTTACAAGTTAGAAATTTACTGGTTTTTTAAGGGGGCTTTATGATTTTACGACCAATGAACGAAGCGCCGAAAGATGGCACAAAAATAATTATAATGTGGCTTACTCCTAATAATGACTGCGATGATTGCGATATTAGGATAGCAAAGTGGTGGACGCCTACCAATATAAGCCAATGGGAGCAGGGAGTGCGTCCTTGTTGGCAATATATAAGTGACAAACACTCATGCATGAGCATAAAAAAACCTATCGGATGGGCTGAAATTCCAACGGGGGCAAAATGAACCCAATAACAACAGATCAACACATAACAAACATGGAAGAGGCCGCAATAATCGAATCTGAAGCACTCAAGCAATCAGAAATCATTTGCAAGCAGTTTCTAGGATCGGGCACGTACATTCACAAAGGCCATCTTTACACAATGCATGAATTTGTTGTACGTGATGATATTGATGAAAAATATTGCGAGTCACTTATTGAGGGTCACGCGATTGATGATGATATTGATGAGAAATTGTTTTTGTTTTGTCGTGGAATCTATGAAGGCACAGTGTAAAATTAAATAACAAGCAAACAAAAGCCCGTTGATGGCGGGCTTTTTTTGTGGCTGGCGGTTTATTTAATATCGTCATTTATCTTAACAACATCATCAACAGACCTTACAATCTCATAACGACCTTGCCACGACTCCATAAATTTAACCTCACCCTCTGTTAGTTTCTGTTTTGATAAAGGCTTTTCACCGTCCTTAATCTCAATAGCAATAGTGATCATATTCTTGCTGACTATCACATCACAGCAGTTTTTAAGCTGCGATATAATCAACACTGACCACCCTAATTTTCTAAATGCCGCTACTATCTCCGGCTGATTTCTATCTATCCTTGCTGCTCTAATCATCTTCTACCACCCCCTATCTAGTTTACGTTGTCGCTTGGCACCTTTGCCCCTGCTTTGTTTTTGAGTGCAATGTGATTCCATAGGCGAGCTCGTTAAATCAATAATCTCACTCTCAAATTTGGCAATATAATCATTATCTGAAATATCAGCGTCATCAATATTCACAAGATCAATATCGTGATCCTTCATTACTGCCATTAACTGCAATTTCAATAAAGCGCCTATCCCAGCGCAGCCTGTAATAACCATTCTCTCCATAATTCACCCCATTAATTCACGATAAAATTTAATATATTTTTCTCTCTCTGGTATAAAATTAAACCCTGGCAATAATTTACCAAACTTTTCAACGTGCGCCTTGTTCACTTGAGATTCAAAATTATCCCGCGGTGGGTGTCCAAACACAAAGCGAGTAAATCCATAATACCCATGGTCATCTTGCGTCACAGTCATTGCATTTTTAACGTGCTCGGGCTGACTATCAAGATAACGCTCGTTTACTTTTTCTGCTGATTGCCAGTTTTGCTCCCTGACAAGTTTCTTTTTTGGTGGGGTTGTTGGTGCAGTGTGATCCTGCCCAACAAAGTCGTATAGGCTTGAGCTATCTTCTTGTTTAATCACGATGCACCCCCATGAAATCCAGAATAAAATAAACATCGCTGTCATCAATTCCGCTTACTTCATGAGTTATAAATACGCCGCCCGTTTCTTTTAGAGTACCACCCATTTCTCTAACCAACCCTGAAAACTCAGTCCATCTGAAATCTATAGCGTTTTTATTTCTAGGCGATCTTAATACTAACTGGTCGCCAAATCTGAATTTTTTCATCACAACATCCCCTTAATCATATCCAGTTGTCTTGCTCTCTCATCGTCTAACTGCTTAGGTGTTTTTGCTTTCCTGCCTGTACTGCCCTTTGAAATGCCTTTAAGTGGGTTAAACGTATCAACCACAACCTGTTTAGGCTTATGCTTGCCAAGTTGCTTGCACATACTGCTCATAAACTCATTTCTACCCACCTCAGCGCGCTTCTGCTTGTCTTTCTCTTGCTCTGGCGATAGTTGCACTGTTTGTGTTAGTAAGTTGCTTGGCAGTAGCTTAACGGTCTTATCAAGTGCTATCTTGCAGTATAACTCTATAAACCTAGTGTTTGAATCTGGTGACCCTTTGGTTTTAAGTCTAAATTCTGCTTTTTCAGAAACGATCAAGCCAACATTGTCAATCTGGCTTTCGTTAGCGTTAAACAGTACTAGCGCTCTTTGTGCAAATTCTTTTATCTCCTCGGGATCAACGAAGTTATCTCCAGCGACACATAACTCTATAAATTTTCCTACCGATGGCAGCCAATCGCTTGTGCTTTGCTCGCACGCTAACAGGCCCGCTTTGATGTTTAAACTTGTCGCTGTTTTTATTTCATGGCGCATGATTGCTTTTGTCCATGCGTTTTTCATTCGGCCTAAGTCTTCTGGCTCAGGGCATGATTGCCTCCATGCAGGGAAGTGAGGCAGCAAACTCCGAAACACTCTGTTAGTGAATTCCTTCGCTTCGGGTGTAACGGTTACCTCGTCATGTTGTTTAAATCTAGGATCTGTTTGTGCAGATTGCTGGATGTTATGCACTTGCTTTTGAATCTCGTTCATCAAAATGTCTCCTTATCGAATCTTTCCCAATCGTCATTGTCATCGTTAACAACTTTTTGATTCGTTGGCTTGTCGATTGTGTGATCATCTTCCCATCGTGATTGATTTAAATATGTTGATGGGTTCATCTTGTCGAATCCTATTTGCTGATTCTTAAATCGTGTTTCAGTGTCGGTAACCAGAAACTTTGCAAAGTGCATTGGATCTTCAACTTTCTTCACTGACTTAATAAATGATTTTTCAGCAACTGATTTAGCTTTCTTGGTTAATTTCATGTTTGACCAAAGATAATTAAAAGCACTATCAATTAACTCCTTTCGCTCAAAGTCTTTTAACTTCTTTTCTTCTCTAGTCTGATCTAATCTAATCTTATCTAATTCAGCACATGTCTTGACATCGCCAGCTGTTGTGGTGACATCGTCAGTTAATGTCATGACACTTTTACTCTCTAGCCACTTTCTCATTTTTGGGCTATTAGTCATTGATTTATCTAGTCTTTCAGCTAATTTAAGACAGGTAACAACGCCTTGTGAACTCTCAAAAAGACCCGCTTCTACAAGGTAATGCATGATTTCTTCAACGCGCTTTTCTTGTATAGACAACTCAAAAGCGATCGTTTCTGCATCTTCTTTTAGATCAAAACTTAAATTATCCTTGTCAACTTCATAAGCGATTGCTTCAAGGCAAAACCAATAAATGGCATAACCATCAGCCCCATATTTACGCCGAACCTTTCTAAGCTTTAAAGAGTTTCTAGCGTCTGCATCATGCTTAAACCACTTCATAATTTAGCCTTAATCAAAGTCTTCAAATGCTTTTCAGCTTCTTTATGGCAAACATCAAACGCTTTTTTGTTGAAGTTTCCATGGTTCAAAAAGTGATTTTTACCATGCTTTGCGGCCATTGCAATAACGCCCGCTTTTGCATCTGGGTATTTTTCGGCTAATAACTTAGCTATATTTTTATAAATAAAGTCTTCGGTTTTCATAAGTTACAGCCTCATTTTCATTATCACGCACTTGGCACTATTCTCTGGTGTTTTTATTTTGATAAGAACGCTGTTTTCGTGAAATTCAAACTCACCACCGCCAAACGTACTGCCGAGTGCTTTTGATGCTTTATGCACATCAGCTAAATAACCAATATTAAAACCCACAGACGTAACGCTTTCCGGCTTTCCTTTAGGTATAACACGCTTGTAATCTGGGTATCTCCCGTCAACAATAGAGAATTTAACAACCGCATCAATATCGCAACTTCTGCCATCTTTCGACATTACAACGCCATGATCGCCACCAATAAAAACGAATTCACACGACATTGCGCGAGCAGGTATCTTCCCTCTTATTGCGAATATAGCAGGCTCAAAAGTTGATGCAGGTGATTCCACCACTATCAACCTATGGCCATCTGTAGCAACAACTTTACCGCCGCCGATTAACAAGCCATTTAAGTAATATCTAATATCGTTTTTTGCTTGCATTGTCATTGCTGCTTTAATTTGTCTTGCGTCTATCTCAAAGTTTTTCATGTGATATAATCCTTTCGTTGATAAATGTAATTGCCTCGCTGATACGGGGCTTTTTTATTTCAGCAATAAACTTTCCAGCATCATGTCAACGACCTGAGATTCAGATCGCTTCTCTTCCTTTGCTTTTTTAAGTAAAGCATCTATAACCTTTGGGCTTAGTGAAAACGACTTAACTTTCTTTTTCATTTTATACTCCTTGTTGTGAGTGGTTAATATATCTTATTAACAATTTATAATCAACACATACCACACTTTATTTAACACACAAAAAAGCCGCTATCTAAGCGGCTGGTGGTTGCTGTTGGTTACGAATTTCTAAAATTGCTTTTGAAATCTCCTATTGCTTGCCATGTTTGATGCCCGAAGCCGGCTATTCCCTCTTGTATATTTTCGCCGATCATTACACACCACTGATCACCGTCTTTATACATTTTAGCCATAACTTTTATTCCGTCATTGCCGAAATCTATCTCTATATTTGTTACGTTTTCGTTGCTCATTTCATTCTCCTTGGTTAGCCGCTATCTAAGCGGCTGTTGGTTTATATTAAATCTACATTTTCACATCTTACACACTGCACCTCCTCGTCATCCTCAACCAATCCTATTAGGGACTCCTTGAAATTAATAGAACCAATCTCGTAAATATTTCCATCATATTCACACTGCATTTTTGAGTGCCACTTTGTTTTATTAAATTCTGTTATTGTCATTTCATTCCCCTTGTTAAACGCCGATTTTCTTCAGGCTTTCTTTGATTGTTTCTTTCATTGGATCACTTAACTCATCATAAATAACGTCATCAATCAGCCGGGTTAATTGAATGACCTTAACATCCGAATCATAACGCTGCTTCATAACTGTTTTGTAGCATCGCTCTTTGACTGTTAGGTCAAACTTTAACTGCTTATTAGCATGTCGCAAAGTTGATAAATCTTCACGCAACTCATCTTTCAGCGGCGCGCTGATTTGTTTCCAGTGTTTGTTAGGCAGAATACCCGCAATGCCTCCGCACCCTTTACAGTGCGATAATTGAGGCGTGATGCATTTCATTTTGTTGCGTTTGTAGCCCTGGTTTAATCGGCATTGGTTGCATAGGTGAAGTTCACTCATTTTCTAAACTCCTTTTTGTGAAGATCGTCAACAATCTTTGTTAAAATATCCTGTTTGTTACGAATTAAATGGCCTTCATCTTTACGCTTTTTAGATATAGCCACCAGCTTAATGTTTGTATCTTTAGTGATTGGCTGTGATACAACGTTACTTTCTTTTTTAATCTTTTCCATTTTGCTTCCTTTGTTAGTTGATTTCTACCAATGTTAGTATTTACGCGCTCAATAGTCAACAAATAACATGCTTTAATTTATGTCTAAAAATACATCTTAATTAGCTTGCTTTAGTCATTCAATGGGATTAGTATGTTGGGACAAATAAAACCAACGGAGAACAAAATGCAAAATAAAAAACTAACATTAGATTACTTATTTAAACGCGGCGGAAAACTTGCGCCAGGTGATGTTTACGAATTTGGTGGGCTGGATGTCACGGTCACAAAAAGCAGTCTTGGTGCAGTTAATATTCCTCAACCTTGCGACAGTGAGCGATTTATTAAGTCGCTTGCTATGCGGGGCAATGAAGGCGCGCAACCTGTTAATGATGATTTTCCTGTGTTCATTGAATACTACGATTGCAACGATGGAGAAGACGGCAGAAGGCGCGGTGTAGCATCAAGCTTTGACTACGTGAAAGACGGCGTTAAAGTTTGGTGGCCAGATATCGAAACCCTAACAAAACAACAAAACGAGGAAAGTATGGAAAAATTAACTAGCAGTGAAATCGATTGGCAAAAAAATGATGTAATGGCGATCCTTGAAGTTGGCACAAATGAAATTATCCATCGCTATGATAGCGCCGCGCATCATGAGGATAGTTGCGTGCAATATAGCGTTATGCGTGATGTTGAGTTTGTTGAGGTTGTTGAAATTAAAACTGTGCGCGATGCGATAATTCATTACAAGGCCGAGAATTCATGGGATCACATAATCTACATGGACGGCAAATTCAAAGGCTGTGATTTCGGCGAATGGGGTCAATTTTCTGTTTGTACGGGTGAGCAATTCCACGCAGAAGTAAAAGCAATGTCGCACTTTGATGGAGTTCATGCGTTTAATGATTACATTGAATATGAAAACGAGCTTTTAGAGCCTGAGCCGTTGGTTTATATTCCCGAAGTTGGCGAGAAATCATTGTTTAAAAAAGGATTTCAAGACGATGTTTATTATCACAAGTGCTTTATTGTAGGTAAAGGCGAGGACGGCAAATGGCTAATATTTCAAGCTTCGGATGGAAATCTTCATCAGCACTACATAGCAAACGGCGTATATAGATTTAAAAAACCAGAAACACGCACCCCCGAGCAAATCAAAAACAAAAAGCTTTCTGATTATCTTGAGGCAAACAAAGGAATGCCGGTTGAAGATCTGGCGCGTGAGATCTTGGCTGGCTTTTGTGGGGATAATGAATGAGTGGCGTTAATGTGCTGGCAATGTTTGCAGGTGGAGACATTGGACAGCAAGCACTTAAAAATATTAGCTATAAAATTAACGAATATTACACAGCCGAAAACAACAAATACGCAAATGAGGTTGCGCTAAAAAATCACCCGTTTTCTATGCAATTAGGATGCGTGAGAATGGTTAGGCGCGCAATAACTGGTAGTGATGCGTTTATACATCGCGCTTTGAATTGCTCGTTTATATCAGACGAAACAAAAGAGCATCTCGGCATGTGCTTGGATATTCGAGGCGTACAAATTAACCTATTAACGGCGGGCAGTCCCTGTCAGGATCTTAGCGGGCTAAAGGAAAACGGCAAAGGATTGCAAGGGGAAAGCTCAAAACTGTTTTTTGAATTCCTGATATTAAAAAATCACTTTGATAAAGACTCAAAAGAAAAGGGTTATGAATTCAGTTATTTTTTGGAGAATGTAAGGCCTCGTAAAAAAGCTTGGCTCGATGATATTTCTGAATGCATGGGCGTTGAGCCTATTTTTATTAATAGCGATTTGTTTGTTCAGCAAAACAGACCCCGTTATTACTGGACAAATATAGAGATCGATTTATCAAGGTTGCCAACAAGGCCAGATTGGAAGGGAGATTATTACCAGTGGAGGCGCACTTACTTTAGAAAGAATCAAAGCGGTGTTTGCCCTTGCCTTACTGCTAATATGGGTACGGGCGGTCATAACGTCCCATTGCTTAGTGAGGATAAAGACGACAAAGTGCCAATTGATCAACTGGAAGTGCTGCAGGGTTACCCTGTTGGCTATACTGAAGGGGTTTCCAGAAGCCAAAGACTGATACTAATTGGCAATTCTTGGACAATGGATGTAATAGAGTTTTTCTATTCATTTTTGCCTAATCAATAGCCACAAAAAAGCCCGCATTATCGCGGGCTATATTTTTACTTTGGTTTATGCGCTCATAACTAAGTTATATAATTCTTGACCTTTTGATATCACCTTTTTATCGCCACCTTTAAGCATCAGTAAATATGCTTTCTTGGTTTCCTTGCCCCACTTGAAAGATACCTTATTTGTTATTGCGTTCGTTCTATCTTCAACGAGTCCGTGATTTTCTTTTCTGATTTTGCGCATGTATTGCAAAAACGCTTCATTTGTCATTTCAATACTTGATACTGCTTCGTGACCAAAAAACTTACCGGTTGGCAATAATTTTGCTACTTTTTCTTTAACTGTGCTCATTGTGTTGCTCCTGCTTTTAATGTCCGTTGTAACCGTTAAGCCATGCCTTAAAAGCCCAAAAATTAAGCTTTGGCTTTCTCTCTCTAAAGAAGTTGCTAAATAAAACTCCTTCGTCCTTAATCGCATCACGCTGACCCATTGCATAAAAATATGCTTTGCCACTGTTGCTACGTTTGCTCATTTTCGATTTCCTCTTTTTTTAAAACTATATCGCTGTGCTTAATATTTAAAGCCCTTGCTATGCGCTCCATTGTGTATTCAGTTGGTGATGATACTCCACGGTTTATTTTTGAAATTGTGCCCGCGTTTACTCCTGATATTTGTATCAGCTTCGGAATATCAAACCCGACCTCTAGCATAAAAAAATCAATTGCCTTGCCTCTTGGTGATAACTCTAGTTTTTGCATGGTAAATGTACTCCGCAGTTTTTACATATTTTAAATTTAGGGCCAAACGTGTGAAAAATATCATCACGAATTGGGTTTTGCGTGATCGCTTCGTGCTTGCCGTTGTTGTGAATGCATTCGGTCATAACTAAGGCAGCGTGTATTTGGTCAATTTTTCCGATAGGTGTAATACGCATATATTTCAACCTTGAGTTTTTGCCCTTTAGGGCGTGTTTGTTATTTGCTGTCACTTTCTAGCCCGCTGATGTACTCGTTAGCGATTGCCACGGATAAAGCAACTTTGAGATGGTCAAGAATCTCACGACTAGAAGTAAAAGCATCGTAAGCAGTATCATAAGCTTTATGCGCCTCACTACCTGAGAAGTCTTCACTTCCACTGCGCGTTTCAAAATGAAAGTTGATCGCATCGCCAAGGTCTGGGCGAGAAGCTTCGATTACAGAGATTGCTGATTCTAATTGCTTGCTAGTTGCTGGTTTCATGACATTCGCCTTTGGGTTAGTTGTTTTGTTTCGATAACTAGATAATAGAATAATCATCTACTACTGGCAAGTACTTTTTTTAAAGAAAGTGATGTTAAGGGTGAAAGCTTGATTTAGATCACAAAAAAGCCCCAATTAAGGGGTTTTGTTTATATGATATTGATGTAAGCTGTTGATTTAAAAGGGAATATCATCATCGAAGTCCATTGAAGGCTCCGTGTAAGTTACTTTCCCGGCGCCTGTTGTCCTCCGTGTGGTTGATTTTGCGGATTAGGTTGCTGTTGATTATGCGCGGGCTGTTGTTGTTGTTGTTGCTGTTGTTGAGGCGCGGGTTGATACGCGGGGGCTTGCTGAGCTTGCTGTTGAGGTGCTTGAGCTTGCTGAGGCTTGTTGCCCCAGCTTTGTTGTTGCTGTTGCGGCGCAGGTGCTTGACTAGGCGTTTGCTGTTGAAATCCACCTTGCGATTGTTGTGGCGCTTGTTGACCACCTTGCCCGCCAGTACTTGCATCCATTAATTGCAACTCAGAAACAATAATTTTAGTAGAGTAGCGATCTTGCCCAGTGGTTTTATCTTGGAATTTATCAGTTTTAAGCTTACCTTCGATATAAACCTTTGCGCCTTTCTTTAAAAATTTACCGCACATTTCACCGAACTTTCCGAAAACCGTTAGGTTATGCCATTCAGTTTCATTCTCATACTCGCCCGTCTGTTTACTTTTCCATGACTCGGTTGTGGCAATTGAGAAATTACACACGGCATTACCATTCGGCATATAACGCATTTCAGGATCTTTGCCCAGATTGCCTACTAAAATAATTTTATTTACGCTTCTATTGAACATTGTTATTTCCTTCTTTATTAATCAAATCATTCATTTTGTCATTAATTCGCGCTTGCTTCTGCTCTTTACGCATTTTATAAATACCCAAACACGCAAGAATTAAAATTACCGCAAATGTTATTGCTAGTCCGTTATGCATTATGAAACCTCTCTGCCGCCATTAATAAATCTAACGCCTCACGAATTTTTGCTGATCCGTTATGGCCCTTTAAGTATGTGAATTGTTCAGCCGTGACAGTTGCGTTAACCTGCTTCATCTTGACCTTTGATACTGGCCGCCCTCTTCCTATTACTGGAAATTCTTTCATATTTCTATTTACTCATTTTGAAAACGTGCTAATATTATTGTGTATTTAAATAAAGAAAGCAAGCGATCATTTAAACTAACGGAGAAATGACAATGTGCGAACAAACTATAAACAGCTTTAACAAATCAGACCTAATAAATAGAAGTGAAAAAAGAGAAAAATCGGCTCCTGTATCAATAAAACGAATGAAAAATATGCGTGACATTGAAGATAAAAAAGCAGTGTTGCAATTTGAGCGTGATAATGAATTGTAAGGGGTAATTTATCTCATCAGACAATAAAGATTTATATTTTAAAGAAGAGGTTAAAATGAAAGCATCAAATATAAAAGATTGGCCCAATCAATTTAAAGCGGGCGACTGGCCAGACAAAGTTTTGGATAAAATGGACTCGTTAGTATTAACTGAGATTATTTTTCCATTGCGTGTGACGTCAGGCTTGCCAATGTGGCCTAGTGCTTTTTATAGCGCTCACATACGCGAAACTGGCGCTTCACAGCATTCTATTGAAGGCGGTAGATTATCAACGGCAACAGATATGCATGTTGCTACTATTGATAAAATGATGCGTGTGATGGCCCTTGCTGAGTCTATGCCTGGCGTGGGAGGTATTGGCATATACTTTAACACTAATACGCCTATGTTGCATTTAGATGGGCGCAAGGGGCGTTTGGTTTGGCTGTGTTACGAAGTCGCAGAGGGTAAGCCGATTTATTTATATCGTGAAAACGATCCGATTAAATTCTATAAAAAACTAGGGGAGTTGTTAGCATGAAATTTTGGGACATAATCAGAAGCGTGGGCGGTGGCATAATTGAAAACGCAGTGCCAGGCGGCAATATAATTATGGGGGCTATCAATGGACTGCTACCACCCGATAAGCAATTACCGCTGAATGCAACAGGGCAACAGGCTCAAGATGCTATTGCAGGGTTAACACCTGAATTACAAGCGCAGGTTAAAAACAAAGAGTTTGACGTGAAGATTGAGCAGATAAAGCAATCATACGACACGCTGCGCACGATGTTAACATCAGATGCAGTAAGTCCTCATTCAACACGCCCATATATTGCAAAGGGGTCGTTTCAAGTAATAGCTTTTACTGTTGTAACGGTAATTTCAACGTGGACTTATGGGGTAATACAGGAAAATGATTCACTAGTGCAAACTGTCATGAGCGGATGGCCTTTTATACTTGCAGTAATTGCCCCGTTGGTTGTGTTGCTACACGCTTATTTTGGAGTATTAAAACAGGAGCAGAAAAACAAGTTAGAAGCTGCGACAGGTAATAAATCAATGGGAGTAATTGGCGGAATTATATCTGCATTAACCGGCAGAAAATAAACCAACCTGTAACAAAGACTTACAAGTTCAGCCACTTTCGAGTGGCTTTTTTGCGCGTGAATTTTGGGCAATAAAAAACCGGGTTTATGCCGGTTTTGTTTTATTTGACCACTTTAATGCTAAATACAACGTTGCATGTTGACATCCCTTCGTCTTTATAGGGTAGTTCCTCGACCTCTGATAATACGCCTCCCGCTCCAACTATCATTTTATATCTGTAGGTAGGGTCAATCTTATTTGTCATTATAAATTCAGCAACTGCATTTATCGCAACTGCATTACTTAGCTTGCCGTCATGATTTATTACTATTTGTGTCATAATTATTTCCTTTAGTTAGCTAAAAACCGCGTGTTAGGCGGCTTGTTTTTGTTAATAAATATCAGCTATATCAATATATTCAGTATCAGCATATCTCGCTAAATACGGCGACAGGTAAAACATAAATTGCGGCTTATTGTTTCCTTTGATAGAAACGCCTTCACCATCTAAAAACGAAATGCGACCACCCACGATCGGCATAATAAGAGCTTTTGCATTTATTAACTCTTTAAACCATTTTGTTGATGAGTCTGAATTAAGTATTCCCGCAACAGCATAGCCATTTACAGCCCACTTAACGCACTGCTTGACGAATGGCAAAGGCCCGCTGAAAGGCGGGTTACACCATGCTAAATCGCCATTATCTATAAGGCAACGATTCATCCATGAGTCATCAAGAAAATTATTCTTCTCAGTAATATTTAGATCGCATACTTTGTTTTCATTGCTAGAGCATAAATCAATTTTTATATTTCCAAACTTGTTTTCAATGAAATTGATCACCTCTTTAGGTGTGCGCCATGTATCGCCTGGGCCTGTTTTGCTCATTTTTCACTCTCCATCATTTTTAGATATACGATTGCAGCGGCTCTAAGCTCGTTAGCGTGCGTTTCGTTATGTTGATCAGAGTTAATTCTTTTTGCCATTGGTAATAATTTGGGATTTGCTCTGTAATGAATTGATATTTTGTTTTCACGGATTAACGGGCCCATGTCTGACCAGTTGTTTATGTCGAATGACGAAGTGGTTGATCCGCCTCCGTAACCACTACTTAGCAATGCAAATGCAGTTGATGGTGGAGATGTGGAATACTTTTCTGCTAGTCCGCCACATTTAATCTTTAATATAGCTAGCGATAACTTATCATCACTCATCTTTTCATGATCAATCATTGTTTTGACTCCTTGTCTTTAGCCATATCAACAACAAGCAAGTTGCGCAAATGCTCAGCCTTCTTGCCTTTCTTATTTAAGTATTCGTGCTGCTCTTTAGATAGCGCAACAGGTAGTGATTTCTTTCTATTTGATTCAGACATTTTAAACCCTCTAGTTAATTGAGATTTTATTATGCGCTTAAAATATATTAAAAGCAATATCACTTTAGCTATTGACACTGATATATTTTAGGATTATATTTGATTCAAGATTAATAAAGGAGAGGCGCAAAAATGAAAACTGAAGAAATTAAGATTACCGTGGTAGATGGCGTTATTCAAAATGTCGAAGTTGGTGATATGCAAACTGGTGAGTTAACTGTAGGGGAGGCTTTGCAGGCTGTGCTTTCAAGAGTTAACAAAGTTAATCAGGGTTACTTTAGAGTTAAGAAGGATGTTAAAAATGAAAGTAATTAACATTGAGCAAGGAGATCCAATTTGGCATATATATCGCCATCGAAGCGTAGGCGGTACGAGATTCCAAAATGCAGTTGGCGCGGTAATGATGGCTAGTGGTGAGATGATTGTAGGTGGGATTAAATGGGCGATCATTGATGGTAAAATTGCAAAAACTGAATTGCTAACAGCTACAGCATTAAAAAAATGTAAGGGCGATTTGGAGTTAATCAGCAAAGCAAGAGCCGATGCTATAGCTGTAAACGCAATCAGATGCAAAGCGATTCAAGAAACATTAATGTTAAAAATGATATCTGAAAACCGTAGTCTTTTGGAGTTTGACGGGTATCAAAACGCGTCAATGGAAAGGGGTCATGCGCTTGAGCCTGCATCTGTTGCCGCGGGTAGTGAGCGATTAGGGTTAAAATTAACAACTGTGGGCATGTTGCAAAGTGATATTCATCCGTTATTGAAATACTCGCCTGATGCTGTGCACTTCAACAAACAAGGCGTTATTGATGGCGGGTATGAAACGAAAGCGAAACAGGGCGAAATTCACATTGAATATTTAATTGCAAACAACTTGCCGAAAGAGCATTTTTGGCAATGCTTGTGCCCAATGGTGATGGATAAAGCCGTTACTTGGTGGGCGTTTGCCCACTATGATGATAGGGATATGATTAACCCTCTATTTTTAACTGAAATTAAACGGGCTGATTACATTGAGTTAATCGAGCTTTGTGAAGCGATCATAGCTGATTTCTTTACTGAGCTACACAGAAGAACAATTGAAATGGGCGGGTATTATACTGATCCGCTAATTGAGCAATACTGCAACGAATCAAAATCATTAACGGAGAAGTAAAATGGATATGTCAAAAGCTGGTGAAGCACGAAGCGATCAGATTAACTATGTTGATTTAGGTCATGAAGGGCTTAAGGAGATTAAAGTTACAAATGCTTATTTAGTTGATGACGGCAAAGACGGGGTTAAGGCTGTAATTGAATATGAAGGTGGTAAAGGTCGACCGTATAAGCCGAGTAAAGGTATGTTGCGCCTAATTAAGCATATTAGGGGATGGGGTGAAGAAAGTGATAATTGGGTTGGTAAATCATTATTACTAACAGGTAATCAGGATGTTGTTTGGGCTGGTAAGGCTGCGGGCGGAATACAAGTAAAAGCCATGAGCGACATTGATGTAAACGGCTTTTCTGAATTCATAGCGCTAAACGGAAAAAGCAAGCGACTATACAAGGTTGAACATTTCAATGCAACAATCGCACAACCAACAGCCGATGATATGCAGTGGATCGAAATGGCAAAGAAAGACATTACGATATTAGACAAGCTCGAAGATAAAAACCGTCGTGCATTTATCGAATCATTTTTAAACTAACGGAGCAATAAAATGAGCAATGAATTAATAGTAATCAACCAAACTACAGCGGTAGCAGTGTTATCAACTGATGATGGTGTCAAAACGCTACTTGAAAACGTACGTGCAAATATTGACAATATGGGCGGTGGCAGCATGAAAAACAAAACCAGTCGAGCTAAGATCAGATCGAATGCGTTTGCAGCTACAAAGGCATATAAAAAGATTAACGATGAAACTATCGAGCCGCTGATCGCAAATCTAACAGCTAAAATACAACCTCAACTTAATGTAATCAATGCGATTAGAGATAATCAGTCTGTGCTAAAAAGTGGACTGCAAAAGATTCGTAAAGATGTTAACGAAGACGTTGATGCATTTGAAGCTAATTTAAAGCGCGTTGAAGATGAAAAAATTGAACTTGAAAGGGTCGCTACGGTTGAAAGAGATCGTGAATTTGCAACTATGATGTATAGCGAGTATTTGGCGCAAGTTGCATTAGGCGATTCAATTTTAGTGGATTGGCAAAAAGTAGCCGATGCAAAAATTGAAGCCGATCGAGTTATCCGTGAAAAGAAAATTGCAGATGATGCTGCTGAAACTGCTCGCTTAAAAGCTGAGTCAGATGCACGAGCTGAAATTAAGCGCATTGAAGATCAAAATAAAATGACGATTGATCACATGGAGGCGATTAATGATAATCATGAGATTGACAAATTAAACGCTAAAGCTCTAGCCGAGCAACAAGCACAAGCGGCAGTTCAATCTAAGATTGATGCAGGTAAAGCAGAAACAAAACGCCTTGCAGATATTGAGCAAACCAAAGTTGATACAGAAAAACGCATCGTATCAGAGCGAATAGCAGCAAACAAAAAAGCGTTAGACGAGTCTAATTTGCGTGAGAAAAACAAAGCGAAGTATCAAAAAACAATGGGCGAAACTAAGCGATCAATCATGGCTTTGGGTGTGCCAGAAGAGTTCGCAACTTTGGTAACTCAAGGTTTACGCCATGGGTCTGTTGATCATGTTGGCAAGATTCAATTTTAATTTAGCCAAAAAAAATCCCTATCGCAAAATAGGGATTTCCAACTAACAGAGGAGTAACACGCAAACCAACGTATTGAGGTTAGTATATGCGTGTTGTTGGATTAAATCAACTACGCCCACACAACAGCTTCGATAGCCTCAATTGTTGTTGCTGCGTTAATTACTGCAACATAGGGCTTTAGCTTATCAAATCGCTGTATTCGTACATGCTCAACCATTGACGATAATAGCGCCTTAGCTTGCGTATGAGTATGCACGACTTCATTAAACCAAACGCCGTCATGCACATAAATAGATCCGCCATTCCCAGCAACTACGATGCTTTGCAGGTTGATTTGGTCAATCTCACGGCAATCATAACTATACGTTTTATCAGTGCCTAGCGCTTCAGATTGAAACAATGTCGCTATTGCATCATCGCACTCTTTGCGCATTTCTGCGAGCTTGTTTGATCTGCATGTTTCTATGCGTGGCTCTAAAATAGGTATCAACTCATTAAACGGAAACCCGTTTTCATCATATGCGCGCTGATATCCTGCGGGCAACGACTGAAACCAGCAAATTACACGCTCGTCATCTTGTCGGATTCTGTTTTCGCCTGCCTCTAAAAAAGTCCTGCCCGTTTTTGGTGTTTCTATTAGATCAAAAAATCTCATTTCCATACCCCTTTAACTTCCCATGCTATAGTTGATGACGTAGAGTTGCTTCCGAATACCTGCAATTGCGTTGCACTTCCAGGGTCTGTAGATAGTACATTTGTAGTTCCTGAGCTAGTTCTGTTTATTGCCATCTGATGAGTTTGCTCTATGAATTGAACAGGAAAATTTATCAGCACTACGTTTGATACTGAGAAGTTGATTATGCCAAATGCCTCCATAGTGCTATTCGCGTGTTTTATATAAAATCCGTTGTCAGTCTCCCCGACAATACTTCCATCGGGATATATTTTAGCTGTTGGATTTGCTCCAATTGCATCAGGGTCGATGTATGCGATTCCGTCCCAGTCTTGCCCTGCCGTGAAAACTTCAGGCGTGACCTGAGTTTGTATTTTTCTCATGGCATCAAAAATCTGTGATGCCCCAACTTCATCAACAACATCATTAGCGGCAACATTCGCCTCTGATGTGATCGAGCTAAAAAACGCAGCCCAATCATTCAGCCAATCTTTTTCAAGATATGAGCCATCTTTCGATATATTGGTTGTTCTGTTTTTAAAGGCCCCTTCCGGCTGTTGTGGCGTGCCAGGCGTAAATCGACCAGGGTATTTCGTTTCTCTGTTTATCATTTAATTAACCTCAATTAAGCCGATACACTCAGCGTTTAAATTTCCACATTCCATTTCATCATCACCGCACTCAGCGATCCCGATGCCGTCTAGCACACCGCGTAATCTAACTCCTTGCGGTGTTGGTATTATTCCCTTTGATAGCAAATCACGCTCAATCGGCGCTATGCCGTCATAGATTTCAATAGTGAATGTCATGTCTTCACTGTCTCTAAGTCTTACTTCTTGATCAGAGCTTAAAATTATTTTTGTTGCTAATATAATACTGTCAATTGTTGCGTTGGATGTGTTTTTTGCAACTTTAGCTTTTAGTAGCGGCCTAAAGTATTGATCATCAAGCGCGCCATCATCAGATATAAATTGCACTGAACATTGAGCTTCATCATTGTCACATTCAACACTATCATCATCACACTCAAATACTGTTAATTCGACACTACCGATAACCGACCTATTAATATCAATAACACGACCGATAACGTTTAATTGCTCGCCTATATTGCCATCGATAGAATACGATCCAGATATAGCATCATAAGCATTGCCGATTTCAGATCCTAGCGTCGGCGTTATATTGTACCACTTAATAGTATCTTCGTCAGATCGGTACTGATTGTATACTCTGCTTGCTCGGTAGTACGGCTCCACATAGTTGCTATCTACCGTTGAAAATTCAAAATATGCAGGATTCATTTTAGCGCCTTGTTATTTTTCGCCAGCAATTTTATATAGTGGGTTATTCGCGCTGATAATTATACCGCTTAACGAGTCAATTATCGTTTTATCTTCAGTTACAATATCAGCATGAAACCCATCAATAGGCGCAACTTCTGCGTAATTACCTTTATCTGACTCGATAACTACGCCCGTAGGTTTGTTTAATTTTCCACGCACTTTAAGAAAGTAATCGTGATTCGCGGTTATTAATTCACCCTCGCTATCTGTTAGCAGTGCTTTTTTAAGTATCTGCACCATGCTTTCTTTGGTTGCTGTTTTTAGCCTGTAAATAGCCATTATTTCGGGCCTCCTTTTGCTGTGATTTCTGCTGATGATAATGCACCGTTACTGAAGAATATCTCAAAGTTTTTAAGCTCGCTGTTTAGGTGTGACGAGCTCCCTCTAGCCCCGAGCTTTATGTTTTCTGCAATATCGTAACTAACGCCGCTAATTGCTAATGAGTCCACTACAACTCCGTCTACAGCCATTGATATGCTTGGCCCATCAAATGAAAATATTATCTTATGCGGTAAGCTATCAAGTCCTGCGTGACTTAGGTTTACCGTGTTGGCTCCATTTGAGATGAATGCATTTATATTTCCGCTAGATTGCCTCCTCAACAGAAAACCGCTTGTTGCTGATGTAGTGTCTGATGAATAATAAACCGCATCACCAGAGTTTGGCGTGAAAGTCGCACAATCAACAACAATACTAAACGGCTGCCCCGCTGCGGGCATGTTGCCCATCATCGGAATTGTTGCGACTGTCGCGGCTACTGTTGATGGGGCGGCAGCATCTAGTACGGGAGGGGCTATTTTATTTAAGTTGATTAAATTACACAGCGAAACAGCGCCACCTATAGTAACTGTTAGAGCCTCTCCCGCGCTAGTGAATAACAAGGGGGCGCCGTCTGTAGCAACTCCGTGTATTGTTGTTGCACTCCCGCTGCCTATAATCCATAAAGTGTAATCGTCAGCGGCTACGTTAATTACTTGAGTTGCAGGCGCTTCGGGCGCACTAAAGAAGTTATCATACGACTCATAGCAACTTATTCCACCGACTGTAATTGCAGGCTCATCAATACCAAGCGTTTCACTTGCGCCTGATTTGTTGATGCTTCCTGTAGCACTGGCTCTTGTGAAGTCAACCGCTTTATTTCCGTGTGCGTTTCGCGTGCCGTAGCCTGCTTGCAGTTCTATGCCATCGTTAAAAGAGATAGAAACGTCTGGACGAAGGTTCCCTGGTGATATTAGTGCCATTGTGTCGGCCACATCGTTTAAGCCTGTTATTTCTGCAGCTTCATCTCTGAAAACTTCAGTTTCATTTCTAAAGGCTTGAGTTTCATCTCTAAGTGCTTCGGCATTGTCCTCGCTAATCTTTGCATTGTCCTCGCTAATCTTTGCAGTGGCCGCGCTTCCTGATAGATCTGTGGATGCCTTGTCTACGGCTCTAAAGTTACTGTCTAGCTCAATAAAGCTTAACGGAGCGCCTTTTTCTTCTCTGTAAATAAAAGTCATAACCTGCCCTATATTATTGTTACTGTGATATTGCCCGCTGTAAATCGGGATTTCTCGTTGAATGCAATCGCCTTTACAGCTCCGCCATTTACTGAAATGTTTGATGTATATGAATTGCCGTATTGACCTACAACGCTATTCGTGGGCGTGAATAATTGACCCGAAGAAACATCATCGCCTATCCTGAAACCTTCGGCCCTAAATTGCCCCTGAGTTTCCAGATCTCCACCTGCGTATTTGATGATCGCGTCTGCTACTAAATCCTCGATATTTCCAGGCAGGCTACCATCATCAACAAGCGTGACGACTATAATCATATCTATAAAATCAGGCCGTGAAAATGTTATGTCTTTTTTATTGCCCGTTGTCATTGATGTAACCTCGACAACGACAGGAGCATTTGCAGGGTGTAAAAATACGCCCGGTGATTTGTCATGATAGATTGTTGTTGCGACTTCTGCATCAGCGCCGCCATCCACAATGATTGCAATTGAGTTTGCAGGCAATCCGTTACCATAAAAATTATCGGTGCCTGTGTCGTTTTCGGGTACAACTGCATCGACTACATTTTCAGTCGTTAGTAACTCGGAAATCATTGTATCAATTTGATTTTGACCGGGCTTTGCAACGCTTCTATTTCGCTGCGTTCTTACTTCCGAGTTGCTTAACGAGTCAATTATCGTTTTATC